GTAAACTGCTCGTACACCACTCATAAGAAATGTAGAGGGCGAAGCCCTCCCTTATACCGCTATCTTGCGTTTTCTCTCTATCTGGGGGGCGGTTACTATTGCTAGGTGTAGACAATAACCAAGTAAAAAGAGCCAGCTACTGCTGACTCTCTATGATTCTCAGGTGTGCCCTAGCCATAAACCTGGCGGCATCCTTGACTGGTTTATGAGCCTTCTCATCGTAGACATAGACCCATCTATCGAGCTGCTCGCGCTGTTCTCGGGCTATCCCCGCTTTATACTTCACGCCGTTAATCTCGATAATGTCCCAGAAAAGAATTGGCTGCTTCTTTACTTTGTGCGCTTTACTTCGCATTCTAACCAGCTGGCGTTATCCTTATTAAAGTTCTCACACTTCTCTTGCTTATATTCAGCAACGCCTTGCGCCTTAACCGAGTTAATAAAACCCTGGTACTTAAGTGTACCGACAACCCCGAGGATTATTAGCAATACCCCGGCAAGCCCCGCGGCTACCATCTTAGCTGTATTTTTGTTAACTGTTACTTTCTTGCTCATCACATCCCTTTCTATTTTGCTCTTATTGCCCCCTCAGAGGCTCTGTAATCGTTTTTAATGTTAAATAGGTATAATTACCCATCTTTAGTTTTTATCTTCATCTAGCGGCTTTAAATCGTTCATGCTTATTTCGTTAATCCAGATGAATCCAACACCCATATCATGGCTATAGTAGAATCGCTGGGTGTTATCAAGCTTAACCTTAACGGTCTTACCCCATTTAACCGGGCCGGGCGTCTCTACTCGCTTCATTGGGTGCAGTGCGTGGATGTTTTTAGACACCTCACGCCAGTGGTTATATTTCTCCTCTAGGGCGATTGTCATATCAGGATCGTAAATATCTCGGTCTACCTCACGCTCAATCTCGTCTAGATAGGCCATTAATTCGCTATCCGTCATTCCTCATTCTCCTTTTCTTCTGCCAGTAGAGACTTGCCCAGTACTGGCGATTATTTGATTTAACAGTAGGCTTAAGTTTTTTAGCTTTATCAGTGATTGCCTCCACATAGCCCGGGAGTTTTCTATCCTCCTCAGAGACGATAAAGCTAACTACCTTTTGCCCGTCGACCTCTAACACTTTTGGTGGAGACACCAGATTTTCTAGCCCGGCGATCTCTCCAAACAGTGTTAGTTGCCCATCAGCTAGCTTGGCCAGGTTTCTTAAGAGTCATCGGCATGACTATGTAGATGCCGCGCTCACTTTTAAACACCATCGGCTTTGCCCCCCCGTAGAGGTTGATTGTTAGGTTGTCCTCGCCGTTAAGGTCTTGTATTACCTTAAAGAAATCGGCATTGAACCTCATCCTTGCTTGTCCTACTGGTTCACCATCCAAGTAAGGAGTAATGAGCGACATATAATCGGGGAACTTAGTAGTAACATTCCGCCCATTGTCCATGATCTCAGCTACCTCATTAGCTCCGAATAGGTCAGACACCCTACTTGTCATTGCCTTATAAGAGGCCTCTAAGTCAATCCGCGCAATTTGGTGACCAACCCACTCATCTAAGCCATCAACAAACACCGCGGCGAGCATCACCCCATTAGTACCAACCAAACAGGTTTTGCCCTTAACCCTATCCACTAAGATGTTAGTAAGCGCCGGGCGATCTTTACCCTTATATACAACCTTTAGAAATGCTCCTAATTGTTTTTTATTCACAATACCTCCATTACTAGTAAGATAACCATTACTGTTGCCCAAGTAATCATTGCGTAGGCGAGAAAGTGCCAAAAGATTACCCCGGCTAGTGCTAGTGCTCCGCCAATTACTGGCACTTTGTATAGCATCTCAAGTGTCCAGTTAACAAAATCGGCGAAGTCTTCAATGAATTTAGGTGATCCGCTATAAGGTAACATGTTAATCCTCACACCCATACTGCTTACACCAGCCGTTGTCTGTATATTCGCTAGCCTGCATCATCTGCTCTTTAGTATCGTTATGGTAGTGTACATCTAACCGTGCCCGCTGAATGGCCCGCTCATCCTGTACGTGTTGTGGTGGGTTGTCCATCGCCGCACCTTTAACTGCTAAGCTCGCTATCTGTACCGCTACTGCGATAACTGCGATCCACAAGACTCCCCGTAATACCGCCTTTACCTTACTCATCACCTTTATCCTTTATAGTTTTACTTTATTAATTTCGCATACTAGAGCGATATACTCACTGACGGTTAGCTTTTTCATCTTCGTAGTTCTCCTTAAGTTCTTTCATCTGCTCATCTACAAAGTCCATGATGTCGCTTAGCTCAATCTCCTCTAAGATGGTTTGTACACCAAACTCGGCTACCACCTGAGCTGGATCAACCCCGCTAAGTACTACTGATTGATCTTGAGTGTCAACCTCCACCTTATCGGCGTAGATCTGGATAAAGTTAAATTTGTTCATCTTAGTGTCTCCTATTACTTTTAATTTGCAAGTGATATACTGTTTAGATTACTGAGTAGTCTCGTCGTTCCATGTCGCGGAGGACCTTTCGGCGCTCCCACCAGATGTTAAATGCTTCAATCAATTGGCTTTTAATGTTGTTTACCATAATATTTCTCCTTTGTTGTTATAGTTTAATTCTCGAGTTGTTAAGGTTTTTTGTTCGCTCCGTGCGATCAACTGTCCTCAGTATAGCGCAAATATTTTGATTGTCAACAACTTTTTGAAAGTTTTTTTAGACTTTTTTGTTCTACCTCTGTAAAATCGGCGGATCTCTCCCTTTTAATGCTTATTAGTGTTGCATCTATATTTCAGGTGTGATATACTAATAGTAAGAGTTATATATAGTCTCTTTAAAACTATATAGTACCTTTATTTTTCGGAAACGGCACGCGGATTTATAGGCAGTTACTCTTAAGAAGTAAACCGCTGCGTGTCGGGCGGATCATTAACCACGCTAGGTGCAATCTACTAGCGTTAATTGACATTAGAGCCGAACACCTTGTTAGGTTAATAGGAGATCTCTAGTAAACGATTAGTGAAAGCCGCGCAACAACATACGAAACCTGCGAAGGGGCAACGTGTCTTTCTTATCTTTCTCACGACCCCGATAACTGGTGGGCGAACCAATCGTCTATAAGTGGCAAGTAGTATGACCAATAACTAATAATGTCTGTCGAATGAAGAGGAGAATCCTGCGGGTCTCATAAACGAGCCCCGTCGTACGGAGATAGGTTCGGGGTGCATTATTGGCTGGAAAAGCGCGCAAAGATTTAATGCTTAATAGTCGAGAGCTGTGCAAAGATAAGAAAAAGAGCCGTACAGCGCAAAAAGTTCTAAAGTAGCTTTCGGGGCTAGCCATGAACTACGAATAAGCATTAATGGGTTAGATTCTTAAACAGGCAGCCTGATTGTGCCCTATCCCGGGTTCCGTGAACAAGAGAGAACCGGCGAGTGATACGTAACATTAACAGACGAATTGAACAATAGATGTTTCGGAGTGTCAGTAGATTCTATAGTTTGGCTCAGAGTTAGTGGTTAAGAGTTAGCGTAAACAAATCGCCGCGTATGAGGAACCACGAGATAGAGGGCTCTTTTTTTGTATTAAAATATTGGAACTAACAGCTAATGCTACTAATCTATTAAAAAATCGCGGAGGTGTTTAAATTAAAGCTATGAACGATAACTATAAACTACCAAGCTGGATCACTGACGATTACAGCGAGAACTTCATAAGAGAGAAATTAGCTAAGGAAGGTGTACAAGCCTACTCAATAGAAAGAGCGCGGGCTAATGCTTTAAAGCTTTATGAGGAGACCTGCAAACCAGGCAACACTATATTAGTACAAGAGACTGCTGAATAACCTCAGCGGTCTTTTATTTTGCCTAAAGCAGGGACTGCGCGCAGACACGTTGAGCGCCAATAAGCGTGAACGATTTAAAGCCCCTAAATAGCCCAATTAACACCAAAAGGTATAATCTATCACCTTTAACGCTAAAACGCGCCAGAGAGCCTCTAAATAGCCTTAGAACGCAATATACAGTCACTCACACAATGCACACATCACACAAAGCGCGCGGGACTACTTTTAGGGCTACAAGCATCACTCCTCTTACGAGGGAATAAAAACACACACAGCAGCATATAAAGAGACAACAACCTATAATAGGCCGCATAGCTTAATAATACATAAATAACACCAAATGCTTATAATTATATACAAACACCTATAATTGCCCATGAATAGCCCAATAACGCATAAATTACCCACCCAAATCCGGCGCGGGCCTCTCTTTTAACGCTTCACTGGTTGGAATTTTTTACTACTTATACAGATAATATAGTAGATATACATATAGGGAATAAGCAAAATGTCTTGCACAACGCCTAATATCTCGCAAAATACAGTAAAAACACCACTAAATGTGCCATTTTACCGCAAAATTGGGTGTTTTCTACTACTCTTGGGCTACCTGCTACATATTGATTGTGCACAGAACCTAATCAAAACAGCTCCGTTCACTCATCCACACCACAACATATATACTTTTACACCCCAAAATACCCCAAAAATCACCCACAATATACCATATATGATATATTTTCACCCACTTCAGAGACAAAATGCAACGAAAATGCCGGGGAAATGAAAATCACCCCTCATTTTTTATATCATATTTGGTATAAAGGGGTAATTTACGGCTATTTTAAGCCCATCTCAGCCAATCGCTCTGCAATAATCTCACGCTCGGCCTCATATGGTTCGTAGTCTACAGGCCAACTAAAGTCGCGCACACGCACTGGCTTAACCACCTTACCGAGCAGATCGCGGCGGGCCTTCTCTTTAGTGCTTTCTTCTATTACTTGTACATTAATACGCATAGCTGCTTTCTCCTCATTTCTTAGCTGCTCTCAGTATAGCAAACAAATATATAGGGGTCAATAAAAACAAGTAGTAGAATAAACAACAATAGTGCCATGCTCGATGCAGGGGTCTTTAACTTCGCAAAAGATATGTTTGACGAAGTAATGATATAACCCAAAACATGATATATAACCCATCTCGGCCTAATATACCTTAACTTCGTAAAATCTGATAACAGTTAACGATGTGCGAAGTAAGCCCCAACTCAACAAAACAAACATCTTGTTAAGTTCGTACAATCACCATTTTGCGAAGTATGAGACCTCAGCCACAAGCCTAGCCGCCAGAAACTATGTAAAACCCAGGATATTGCCACGATCTGGGCTCGGCGATATATTGTGCGAACTATGGAGTGACAAGGTACTATGTATAACCTAGTACTCGCCGTAGTGTTCAAGCCTAGCCATCCACGCATACATGATTGATGGTGTGTAATTATTTTGTGAGGGTTTTGTGTCGGTGTAAAGTGTGGTGGGTGATATAGCGTATGAGGGCGGGGTACGGGGGGCTCCTCCCTTCAATATTTACATACTCTATGCGGCCCTAGGAATCATGCTCATCTATTTTCTATACGCCCCATATTTTTCAAAGGTATATACCTGCCCCATTATTACTATCCCCAACAAAAATCAAAAGTATATACTTCTCTAGAAAGGAGGCCTAAATGGCAGAGACACAAAGTGGCGCGTCGCGTAGCGCCGAAAAAAAACCGAAAGAATATTGGAGAGAAAGAAAGTTAGCCCAACGCGAGGGGAGGACAAAACGGACGAAGAATAAAGATGGTGTGGGTATTCGCAAGAGAAATAAAGGTAAGGTTGCTAGCCAATGGACTCAAACTGAGCAACAGGAGAAATGGCTTAACTATTACATGGATCCTAAGTCGCCGAGTTATGCAAACGCCTACGCTAGTGCAATACGTGCCGGCTATAGTAGGTGGGCTGCTCAAAAGATGGAGACGAAGGATTGCCAAAAGTGGGTCGCCGAGGCTAAGAATATGATGCGCCTTACTCCTGAACACCTAAAGCAACAGCTACAAATGATTGTTGTAAATGATATATCAAAAGATGCAGATAAGATTAATGCTATTAAGCTATTGGGTAAAGAACACAACATGTTTGTCGATAAACAGGTTACGGCCCATGTAGGGATCGAGGAAGCATTGAAGGAGCTGGACAATTTATGAAGCCTCAAAAGAAACCGGCGAATCGTAAGCTTATCTATATTTGGGATGAGAACCTAGCTTACTTTAATAGTTTGCCTAATAAGTCAGCAGTAATTAATCTACTCCTTAAAAAGGCCCGCGCTGATGGATGATATTAAGCTTACTCGTGAACAGTTAGAAAAGATCAAGCTCATTAAACAGGACTTCTACAAGTTCGCTAAGATGAATCTGTATATTAAGGATAAGTTCGCCAATATTGTACCGTTTGTCCCCAACGAACCTCAGCGGGCTTTAATCGATTACGTACTTCTTTGCATTAGTGAGAAGCGGCCAGTAAAGGTTATTATCTTAAAGGCTCGCCAGATGGGCTTTAGTACAGCTGTAGAGGCTCTTTGTTACTGGTGGACGTCTACTAACTTCAATATTAATAGCGTCATTATTGGTAATGATGAAAAGTCATCACTTAACCTTTATAGGATGTTTCGTCGTTATTTTGACAACACCAATATCTTGTTTAAACCGAGTGTTCGCTACAACACTAAGAGCGACCTTACGTTTGAGAAGTTTGATGAGAATGGTAAACAGATAGGCCTAGGCTCAGCTATTAAGATTGAGACAGCCAAGAACAAGTCCGCGGGGCGCTCTGACACTATCAACTTCCTGCATGCCTCAGAGGCGGCGTCTTGGGAGAACGGAGAAGATTTAGTTGCTTCCCTTATGCAGACAGTCCCAGATATAGAGGTGATGGACAAGCCTTCAATGGTGTTTATTGAGTCTACTGCAGAAGGCCGCGGGAATTATTTCCATAAAGAGTATGTCGCAGCGGTAGAGGGTAGAAACAACTACGAGCCGGCCTTCGCCCCCTGGTGGGTGCTAGATACCTACGAGCGCGAGGCAACATTTAAAGACTTGGGTAGGCTCAACGATTATGAGTTGTTCTTAGTTGATCTTATGCGGAAAGGACACGATACACTAGGACATCATTTCCTTATTAGCGAGGAGGCTATCCCAAGAAAGATTGCATTTTATAGAAGGAAGGCAAAAGAGTTTGCCGCAACCCCCGAGCGCTTACCTCAAGAATTCCCCTCGACGTGGCAGGAAAGTTTCATCGCAAGCGGTAAGAACGTGTTCAATCCATTAGCCCTACAGGAAATGGAGAAGGATGCAACTCCGCTAGAGGATGTCGACTATTACAAGATTACTCCATTAGAGGATCGCCCTTATGAGGAATTTGAGCTGGAGAAAGTACAATTTGAACCCAACGAAACGCCCGATGACTTTACTTATAAGGCACCGCTCAAGATTTGGGAGAAGCCTAAGCCTTATAAGGAGTACGTTATTGGTGCAGATGTTGCTGAAGGCCTTAAGGGCGGCGACTTTAGCGTTGCAACTGTTGTAGATATTTCAACGATGGAAGTAGTCGCTAGATGGAGAGGACATTGCGACCCTGACAAGTTCGGCGAGATCTTAGGCGCTCTCGGTACGTATTACAACTATGCCCTTATAGGTGTAGAGGTAAATAACCACGGCCTAACAACCGTACAAAAGCTCCGTGATACCTTCTATACGAACCTTTACAAGCGAGATAGAGGCTATGATGAGGAATGGGAGACGCCTACCGTTAACCTCGGATGGAAGACTGATATGCGAACTAAACGATTGATGATTGATGACCTTATCAAACTAGTGCGCGAGCGCGTGATTAAAGACAAGGATATTGTATTCATTAATGAGGCATTCAGCTACGTGCGTGATGAACGTGGTAGAATGAACGCAGAGGAAGGCTCTCATGACGACGCGGTGATGAGTACAGCTATTGCTTACCAGCTATTCCCTTGGGGTGATAACGATATATCAAACTTAAAGGTAGTTTCTACCGCAAAGATGCATAAAATAACCAATGGATGATAAAACACTACAAGAGGTGACTAAGCGCTTTAACAAGGCGCGGATGTATACCGAATCCCACTATAAAAAGACTTGGGCAAATGCATTTAAGTCTTATAACGGCATTAGAACAATTAGGGGATACGCAGGACAAGCTGATGAGTTTGTGCCTGAAACCTTCTCAATCGTAGAAGCGCTTGTGTCCTCATATGTTAAAACAAAGCCGCGGTTTAAGTATTGGCCACTACACGAAGAACAAGAACAAAGCGTTGAAGCCCTTAACGGTCTAGTCAACTATTACTGGTCCATTAACAACATGACCGATAAGATGATTAGCTGGATTAAGGATATGGCCCTATACGGCACGGGTGTTCTCGCCTTTAGTTGGCTAAAAGATCGCCCGCTTATCCAGAATATTCCCTTAAACGATTTCTTTGTTGACCCAGCCGCGCGCCATATCAACAACCCAGATGAGCCCGGCTACCCCCGTTATGCAGGTTATCGCTATCTTACGAGCCTTGAACAGCTCAAATCTCAGATGGAGGTTGATGTAGAGACCGGTAAAGTAGAGAATAAATACAAAAACCTCGACAAGGTATACGGCGCTAACGACGGCGAGGAGATGGACAAAGACATCAAGGAGATGTTGATTGGTTCTACTTATGGGAAGGACGCCATCAGTGAGCAAGTAGAGGTTATCGACTACTGGACTGAAAAGAAACACGTTATGATCGCTAACCGTAGCGTTGTTATCTTAGAAGAGGACAACCCCTACGCCCGAAAAGAGTCAGCCAAAGAGCTGCCGATGGACTTAGACGGTGAGATCATCCCAATGAAGGTAAAAATACCCGCCATTAAAGGCTTTCTACCCTTCGCAGTAGCCCGTAACTACGTTGATACGAGCCTATTCTATGGTAAGGGCATTGCTGAGGTTATTCTCAAGACCCAGGAACTGCTCAACGATACCGCGAGCCAGAAACGGGACAATATTGCTTACGTGCTGAATAATATGTGGCAAATTGAGCCACGGTACCAACACCTAGCTGAGCGTATCCAGTCCGCACCAGGCGCTATCTTCCCAATACCTAAGGGCGCGCTTACCCCAATTGAGAAGAATGACATTAGCCCAGCCGCTGATGCCGAGATTAGTCGCCTTACTCAGCAAATGCGTACTGCAGTAGCCGCCGATGCAGCCGTGCAAGGTATTAGCCAGCGTTATAGTCGTACCACCGCCACTGAAATCTCTAACCAGATGGAGCAATCGGACGCGCGTACAAACGTTAAGATGCAGTCACTAGAGGATGGTGGCCTTGCTCAGGTAGGCTCAATTCTGTTTAAGATGATCCAGCTATTTGTTAAAGAGGACACTCCAGTACGAATGACTGACCACAACCAAATCACCTGGCAGGTATACAGTCCAGATGTTTACTTCGGTGAATATCAGCCAAAGGTCGTGCTCGAGAGTACTGCAGACGCTGAGATTGCAATGCTCAGCCAGGCGATGCAGACAGCTGCCCAGTTTAGCCTCCAGAATCCTCTCGTTAACCAGGAGGCGTTCCTACGCAACATGTACAAGACCCTCTTTAGTAAGTACATGACCGAGGACGACATTAACGAGATGCTTACTGTACCGCAACCAATGATGGGCCCTGATGGTCAACCAGTTGATCCAAGCCTCGTACAAGGCGGCGCATCACTCGCCCCGGGCGCTGAAGAGTACCTATTAGGAGCAGGAGCCAGTCAAGGAGGTGGCGATTCCTTCAACAAGCGAGCCCAAACCGGCAATCAAGGTGGCGGTGGAGCTAATAGCAATGACAACAACATTAGGAGAGTGAGAAGTGAACAAGCAAGTACAAGACTCCGATAATAAATGGGAGAAAATCGCCCATCAATGGGAGCAATTCTCTAAGACAGAAGCCTATAAAGAGCTAATGAGTTATATTGATCTGCAAAAGGATGTAAACTCTACATTAGCCGCCGGGCCTATTGAGATATACAAGGAAGTACCAACCGTTGACGGAAAGACAACTCAGCAGCTTGAGTTTGAGCCTGAGAAGCTGGCCTATCTTTTACAACGCAATGTAGGCCTCGATACAATCCGCCTTTACATTGAAGGCTTTAGTATCCAATAATTTTTACAACAATGTAATATTTACAGCGTAGGAGGGTTTTCGCCCCTGTCCCTCCTACACTCCCCCCTTAAAAGAGGCGAAACGATAGACAAACTAATAGGAGTACACTAGAATGGAAGATTCCCTTACCGGAACTAACGATGCTAGCCTCAATCAAGAGCCTACTAGCGTTAACGAACCGGCGGATATCTCTAGCGATACTACCTCTCAAGCTCCAGTAGAGCAAGATGTAGTAGCTGAGCCCGCCCAAGAAAGCGAGCCAGCAGATAGCGGGCTAAGTAAATTTGCGAAGGCGCAAGGCTTTGATCTTGATAACGCTAGCGAAGACACTAAACGAGCCCTTAAAATTGCTCTGGATAATCAGCGCTCATTCCGCAGCGCAAAACAACTAGCAGATACCAGCGAGCCTACTGACGACTTGCGTGCAGAGGTTGCTAACTTGAAGTACGAGCGACAAGTTGAGCGATTCTTTGGCGAGCAAGGCCGTGACCGCAATCTCGAAGCGGCAATGTATGACATCGTAAAGGATAAAGCTGCTAAATACGGCGTAGAATATGCAAATAACCTGCGACACGATCTCGACACTCTGTATGATTTAGCCGTGCTTAAGTCGAGCAAGAACACCTCAAATGTAGATCCGGAGCAAATCCGCCGAGAGGAAAGGGAGTCTATCAATCAACAGCTCCAGCAGGGCACTCAAGCCCATGCTACTGATCAAACCCCTACGGTAACTACTGTTCAGGATATTATGGACAAATATGAAATTGGCTCACCTGAATACATTGCCGCAATAGACAAGCTAACAAAATAAAAGGAAAAATAAATGGCTAACTATGTTACCCCTACTAAAGGCACTGGCGCAGTAGACGGCACTCCCGCTACAAAGCCTTTTGTCCCTGCTATCTGGGCCCCAGAAGTAGAAAAGAACCGTACTGACAACCTCGTCCTTTGGGACTTTATCGACCACTCAAACCTCGGTGAGGCTGTCAACTACGGTGACGTGATCCACGTACCATTCATGGACGAGATCGATACTGATGTCAACACTAACACCACGACCGATGGCACTGCTACGGCCATCGATGGTATCAAGACTCGTTACGTCGACGTGCTCATTGATCGCTACCTCCGCAAGCCAGTAGGTGTGCAGGATGTTGCAAAGGCTCAAAGCAAGTACGAATTCCGCGCACTGTACGTTGAGCGCCTCGGCCGCTGGATTGCTAAGGCACATGACACCGAAGTTATTGGCAAGATTCAAGCTGAAGCACAAATCCTCAAGCAGACGACTGCAGTCGCTGGCCAGTTCGCCTACGCCGATATTGTTGACGCGCTTGGCCAACTCGATGCAGCTAATGTCCCAGAGGACAACCGCGCACTGTTCGTTAACGGTAAGGTTCGCGCTGCTTTGCGTAAGATCCCTGAGTTTACCAGCTACGCAAGTGTTGGTGAGAAGGGTATCGTGAAGACTCAGCACGGCCTCGTTGGTGAAATCTTTGGCATGCCTGTTTACGTCACTAACGTGATCAAGCAGAAGGGCGGCAAGGATGTCGCTTACGTCATGCACAAGAGCGCTGTCAAGGGTCTCGCTCAGTTCACTAAGACTGAAGATGGCCGCGACAAGATCCAGGGTGTTGACTACGTCGTTGGTTCAACTCTCTTTGGTGCAAAGGTTATTCGTCCTGACCACGTTGTTGAGATTACTGTTAAATAGTATATCTTAACTATAAAGCCTCCTCCCAAGCGGAGGGGGCTTATTTTAAGATAAGGAGATAATAATGACAAAATGGGTAAATAATAGTGCGTGGAACGCGTTACTAGCAAAAATAAATACCGCAAACAAAGTATTAATCCTTCCATCATACACGAATGATTACAATACCGCTAATAACCAAAAACTCGGCGAGGGATCATACTCCACGTCGTCGCAAACATTCCCGACAGCCGGAGAGCGAGTAGTAACCCTTAACTCGGCAAATAACCTTAGTGTTACCAAGACCGGTACGGCCACACATGTTGCATATGTCAACGGTACTGAAATGTTATTTGTAACCGACATCGCAGGGCAAGCAGTCACCCAAGGTGGTACAGCCAACCTTACCGGAGTGCAGCTGAAAGCAGAGGATATTTAATATGAATGGCAGTCTCGCATCAACGACACTAAGAGCCGTCTTGCCGGCGGGGCAAAAAACGATAGAGATAGATCCAGATGATTTTAGGAGTTTTGGCGAGGCTGATTATTTTGGGTACTATATCACACTCGCACCCGCGGATAAATTCCCTACACTCGCCAACTGCGAAATCGTATATGTATCACGCCACGAGGGTAATACGCTTATTGTTGAGCGCGGCATGCGAGGCACGGCGTCAAAGACCTTTCCCGTTGGATCGCTACTTTATCGCGGGATGTATCGTGAGAATGGCGCAAATGTCGGTGATATATTCATGACTATGAGGGCAACTCCGACGCCTGGGCGTCTATTCATGGATGGCGCGGATGGATATCGAGTAGAGCAATACCCTATACTTGCAGCGCTTGTAGAGCAATATCTATCGTACGGCGAGAGAACAGGCCCTAATACGTTTAAGTTAGCTGACCTAAGAGGTAGATTCCCCTACGGCACGCCAATTGGTGGCTCGGTAGGACAGCGTGGGGGGAGTGCTGAAATAAATCTAGCCCCCAATAATTACCAAACCAACACGTGGATGAGTCAAAAGATGAGTCCGGCGACCAGTCTGTCAGGAGCGGTAAACGCCGGTAACCAGTGGGGTTTTCACCTACATACAAAAACGGATAATCCAAACGATTCATCAAGTAACGTACCGGTCAAACATTTGCCACCGTATTTTAGCGTGAATTATGAAATAGTAGCGGGGTAGCCTATGCGGTTTTTTGCCGACAGATTCCCTAATTTATCCCCCTTCTATAAGGAGTACTGGGCTAACGGTAGGTATTACGCCGAGAACGATGAGATAGTCCTAAAATCCGACTCATTTGCCGACCACTATCTAGGGCTTAAAGGCTTTCAAGGTGAGGATAACGTAGAGCTATTAATACGCGCCAAGTTTGAGTACAGTATCCACAAGCAGGGGCTCATGATGGTGCGTGGATCGAGTTTTATAGATCCCAACACAAGACAGCGAGTGGCGACAGGGTATGTATTGTCGGTGTATCATCAAAGAGGTTCGCAACGACTACGCTTAGACGATAACGTCGAAGACGGCCTCGAAGTGTTTAGCGATAAAACTCTTAGGGCTGGCGTATGGACATGGTTCAGGTTCAGAGCTGAAGGAACATGGCTAAGAGCGAAGGCTTGGGAAGACGGCACCAGTGAACCCAGCGGCTGGGATATAGCGGTGTCTCAGAGCAGATGGGAATATAACTCAAGGGGCGCCAACGGGTTGAGTATGGCTTCTGGCGGGACAGTACGAGTTAATGTTGTGTCCGCTAGCACATTGCCGCTACCTCCGGCCGTTGCTAGCGACTTTAGTCCGCCAATATCACCATATACATTAACCAACGACTTTACAACCGGCGCACCAATGGGTGGCTTCCCCGCGGGCGGGGCATACATACAGCCGAAACCGAAACAATACACCTTAACCGGCAGTAAGGCAACTGAACGCCTAACAATATCTCGCCCAACGCTATCGGTTGAAGGCCCAAAGTACAACCTTAAAGGTGGGCGCGGCTGGGTGCATCTCGTATTCAAAACGAAACCAACCCTTACCTATATACCGCCAAAGCCCGGTGAGCTACGCCCCGCTCAAGTTACAGAACGCCTGACAATCCGACCGCCTACACTGTCCCATAGAGGCCCTGTATACGCCCTTAGACCATATAAAATTACTACAAGGGTAAATATATCATCTGCGTCGCTGGAAGTCCTCACAGCGGCTTATATGCAGCCCGAGGGCATAAATCTAAGGGTCGGTATTAGTAGCCCGGGTGTTATATTTATACCGAAGCCCGAGGTGTTGGAGTTGAAACCATCTCCAATTCTTGCGCGGCTAACAATAACGCGGACTAATAACTTATTAGACCCAAGCGTATATAACATTGAATACAAGCAATATAAGCCCGATTACGTAGGTATAAAAGCGTACGAAGGCGAAACATTAAACATTGACCGATACCGCCCTGATACAATAGAGACAGGCAGGATCGATAGTATCGAACTAAATACAAATAGATACAAGCAAATAGTAATTAAATAGGAGAATATAATGGAGAATCTTGGCAAGTTTAGCGTGAGCAACGTTGTTGATAGCGCACCAAGTGGCAGCCTCGGTGTTGTGCTCGTGCCAAATGGTGGCAGCTACTCGATGGCGGCTACGTCATCTACTGGAGGCGGGGGTGGCCAAGGCGGAAATGTGCCGAAGCTTGGTGAAAGCGACACCACTTGGCAAAAGCAAGCGACCGTTCGAGGCGAGTGGCTATATCGTCGCTATAACGGCATCCTACTCATTAAGGGGCCGGGTGAATTTAGTCAAATGCCAGGGGGCACGCCAGGTACTGTTACTCTATTCCGTCTACCGGAGGGCTATCGTGATAATGTTCATGTAACGATGGCACCGCTATACAAGGCAGGCAACCCCAATGTGGCGGATGGGTCGTTTATTCGTGTAGACAATGCCGGTAACGTGTCGGTTACAGTTCAGTCAAATGCCGCGTACGTAGTACCGACTATTGTTGTCCCCACTGGCCTGTAAGGAGGCTTAGATGACGCTCGCTGATTTACGAAAGCGGGTGATGATAGATAAGCTGGATGATGAAGACTACGAGCCAGAAATCATCGACAACTTTTTGAATGACGCCCAGCGTGATATATTCAACCAATTCGAACTACCATTTATGGAAAAGATTTTTATTGGTGATGTACCCGCTGGTGCGTCTATCATTAAGTTGCCAGATGACGTTAGTCGGGTAGAAATGCACGCAATGAGCGGTGTACAGAATTTCTTTCAAATGAAATGCGAGTACCGCGATTTCTTTATGCGATTTGCAGATGCAATGAACAATACACCACATGCACCCTACTACTGGACTGAATACGCCGGCAATATTCTATTAGACGCCCCAACCGATAAAGAATACAAACTATACACGTATTACTACAAAAAGCCAAATACAATGGCCCAAGATACTGATAAGCCCGATATTCCCGAAGAGTTTACCGAGCTACTCATTCTTGGCGCTCTCCGCCGCGTACACGACCGTAACGAAGATATGGATCTATCCACTCAAGTGGAGAACCAGTACCAAGCTCAATTACAAGAGATGGTTACCCGTTTTGGTATGCGCGATGCTTTTGGCCCTGTTAAGATGCGTAATTTACAAATATAGGAGGATGAATGGCGCAGCAAGTTAAGATTGCTACCCAGCTAAATCTAGGAGGTATCGACCTTGTTACGCCAGTCGACCTTCTCCAGGAGGGTAAGAGTCCTTTTAGTAAGAACTTTCGCCTCCAAGCCCAACAAAAGGATTCCCGCCGCGTGGCCGTGTCAACTAGGCGCGGCCATTCTTTGCATATAGAGCCATTAGGTGAGGCTCAGTCGCTTGGTAATGCAGCTACTGTTACTCAACGGTTTAAGATAAATAGAGACAACGCTTTTCTTTTGCAACCGTTTACTGCTAATGTAGACCAGCGTATTACTCGCCTAGATATTGATATTAAAAACCCCGGCGGCGCTACTGGCCCAATTCTAGTAGAAATCCTAGAGGATGCAGCCGGCCTACCTGGTAATCGCCTATCAGTGAGCTCATTCCTTAACGGAGATATTGGCGATAGTGGCGATTGGGTTACCTGCCGTTTTATTAATCCACCCAAGATTAAAACGGGTAAGAAATACTGGATTGCGCTCAAACCTCAAGACGACTCACTCAAGTATTACGAGATTGGCCTAGTCAATAGTACGCCAGAAGCTCGGTGGACTTCCGCGGCTTGGACAGTGAACACTCCCATTACTGGTAAGATGCTACGTTATAGGCTATTTACAGCGCCTGAGAAGAAGCTCAAAGGCGCGTATCGCTTTAACCTAGACAATCGCAACAACCGTACTGTAGCAGTATATGACAATACGCTCTATTATGCAGATGAGGCAGCCGGTAGATGGCGCGAGATTATGTCGGGTCTATCATCAGAAGCTAGCGAATACAGCTTCGCTAATGGTGATGGTAAGATGTTTTGGGTTAACAGCCATGATGAGCTACGTTACTGGGATGGTACACCGCCTCAAGATCGCACCAATATTGTAGATAACGGCAACTTTAGCCTCCCAAGCGTGCGTTGGCAGGGTAGCGTAACACGAGATACTACAGTGTATAAATCAGCTCCTGCATCTCTCAAGATTACGGGGGGCGGGCAACGCTACACTAAGAGCGACATTCAGCTCACTAAAGGCAAGCGCTATAAGATTAAGTTCTCATCCGTTAGCGCAGCTGGTACGTCTCAAGTATTCGTGAGTGTTAATACTCAGCTCCGCCCGATTGCAGGCTATCAAAAGCAGATGACAACCTCATGGGATAACCACGAGTTTTACTACTGGCCCGAACTAGACGTTACAAGCCTTGAGTTTGTATCAACCGGTGAGGACTTCTGGATAGATGATGTAGAGATTATCGATACTGGTGTTGGTCATATTGTAGATACTGAACTACCCGTACTACGCGAGGTAATGTTCCATAAAGACCGTATGTGGGGTGTTGTAGCCGGCCTACCTAATACGATTAGGTTCTCAGAAGCTCCCGGCAACCCGGCATGGGACGCAACCGGCAAGATACCAACCAAGCCAAGTGAGCAATGGTATAACGAATGGCGGAGTACAAGTTTCTTCACTATTCCGCGGCCATTTAACGGTTCGCCAGTAGTCAAGCTTTGCTCATTCCAGGATAATCTAGTTGTCTTTACCCAGGACGGTAAGTATATTATTAGCGGATACGATGAAGCGTCATTTAATATGCGGCAATCTACCGGCTTTAAAGGTGCTATTGCACGGCGCGGAGTGGTGCAAGATGAGAACGCAATCTACTTTGTAGGTGACGCCGGGCTGTTTATGTTTAACGGCTCAAGTGACGTTCGTATCTCAGATGCTATTACTCCATTAATTGATGGATGCCCACGTATTACCGAGATAGATGCAACCAAGTATAAAGATGAGATACGCTTTTACTTGGCCTCTAGTGGTTCGACAGTTAATGATACCTGTATCATCTACAACAAACCATTAAAGGATATTGAATATGATACTGGCGTCTACGGAGACCGCGCAATCTACTACGATGACGCAGATGACCGTGGACAGCTCGCAGTGTTCAACTCTTACGTGGGTATGAGCTACTACGCAGAGACGCAAGTTTACCACGACATGGGCGCACCAATCGACTTTGAATACCGCTTCAAGTACGATAGCATGGGCAGCCCAATGCAACGTAAGCGTCTTAAACGTTTTTACCCGATCTTCCAGGGTGTTGACTCTACCTTTAAAGTGGGTCTCGCAATGGATAAAGACTTCGCCGACGCGCCAAAGATTAAAGAGCAAGTGCTCTCTGTTAACGGTGCAAGGTGGGGACAATTTAAGTGGGGTGACGGCACACTCTACGGTGGTAGCAAATCGTTTAAACCAAAGCGACAAAGCTACTCAGGCTACGCACGATACTGGCAGCTACGCGTATTCCGCAATGGCGTAGAAAACCGCGTGGCCTTTGTCGGTGCACAATTTAGTTATAAAGCAAAGAGGTTATAAATGGGATTAATTAGTTATTCACAACTACAAGATGGTACTGAGGCGGTAGCTAACGACCTCAACAACCGTTTTGGTACTATCTATAATGAGTTTAACGGTAACATTGATGCCGCTAACCTCAAAAACTCGGCAGTGACTCGTGAGAAGATCGCCGACAACTCAATTACTAAAGATAAGCTAGCTCTCCGCCAATACATTGACGATAACGGCTGGACAGTAACCGATATGGGCGGAATTAAGACCTATAGCCGTACTGTACCTGTTACGGGCACTCAGAACGACCATAACGGCCCAGGGCATGTCGGGTTGCTCATTGAAGCCAGCGGTCGCCGCGCAGGACTTGGGAGCTTCCCCGCACCTGTAGGGCGTACGATTGATAACATTATTGTCACTTGTACCTACTTTGGCCATTACTCAGGCCACTTAGTAGTAAACGGCGAGAAGCGAGATGGTAAGATCTTCATCTCGGGCGGTAACATCTTCCCCTGGAACCTCTCATTTGATGGTGAGGTGCACGTCCAGGTAACGGAGAAGTTGTAATGCTATCTCTTATTCAGCTAACACCTGGAATGGATGATGCGACATTAGTCAATACGATTAATAAGAACTTTGAACAGCTCCAAAACGAGTCGCGAACTAAGACAAGTAAAGACTCAGCGGGGACGCGCCGACTTCTAATCGGCCGCCCCGTTAATGGAGACCACGACATCATCGCAATTACTATTCCCGGTAAAGATGTTGTAGAGGAAACTACAGTACGATGATCAACCCGGATAACTTTATATTCCATAGCGATTTCTGGTATCCGACTGACTTTAAAGGGGGCAGTAAAGAACTTGATGTTAGCCTTCCTACAACTACCGCGCTTGACGATATAGAGGACGGCGACTACTTCAGCGCATGGCTAGAGTATCCGAACCAACCATGGATATACGGGCGCTCGCCCTATGACCAATTCAACGTATTTGCCGAGAATGGGAAACTTTGGTTCGCTAAAGCCCCTCAGTTCGGCGGCGCTCGCTTTAAGGGTACAGTGCATTATAGGATATATCATCGAGATAAAAACTTCCTGTTTAGATCAACTGGTAAGTGCGAGATAATCGCTAAACGATTAACCGGTACGATGAACATGACGCCAGGCAGTAACGTTTCGGTGTTAGATGTCCCCAGCGGTATGAGCGGTAAGTACTTAGTACGAGGCACTTACGTCTTTAGAGGTGTGCGGGGGTTGGTAGACGCAGCAGCTGGCCCTATTACAGTGTATACGACCTATGACCATAGCGCCAACGTCGTCAAGTTAAACGCAACAATGGAGCAAGCGGCAGTACATGGTGAGTTTCTTCAGTACGATCTACAGCTTATCCCGGTAAAGACAGACCATCCATGGGTATTTCACTCAGATAAATTTGCTTTCTGTTTGCCTCGCGTAATAGAGACTCAGATACGTGTGCAGGGAGTAGCTCCAGCCCGCACTAAGTGGCAAATCCGCGGACAGTCGTTTGATATTCCAGGTACACGCCAAGCTTATGACTACCTTACTCGCCACTCTATCAACACAAGATGGCAGGCACGAGGCGCGGGTATGAGGGGTGGACTTAACTTTGTTGGCTACCTAGAAGTCACACATGATAAAATAACCCCGATAGTAGAGGTGGATAACTCATCTTATCTGCAGCCTACTGCAATAGATTCAGGATACTTGATGTTTCGTATCTACGAGTATCAGAATAATATTAGTTAATGGAGATAGACGATGGCAACAGCGCCTAAAGTTCAAACAATCCAAGAGTCGATCGGTGACTTAAACCCCGCTTATGAAGGGTCGCGCAATGTCATCAATCAACAAATCGGCAACCTGGGGCAAAAGTATGACGCCCAACGTGCCGGTATTTATGCAGCCCGCGGCAACGCTTATAACGCAATCAATAACCAAGCGACAGGTAGAGGTTTAGCCTTTAGTGGTATACCCGCCCACGAGCAAGCCCGATACGAGGCCGAGAAAACACTTCCCGCTTTGATGCAGGCTGACTTCCAGCAAAACGATGAAGGTCTACAACTCCAAGGGCGCCTAGCCGACCTAGACAAAGAGCTACGCACAAATGCCCTAGGCCGCGTAGATAGGCAACAATCTGACCTCAACAGCTGGAATCAAATGGTTGCGGGCCAAGAGTTTACTGCAGGTGAGAATGAGAAGAATCGCAACTTCCAGCGTAGTGAACGTGAGGCTACTCAAGCATTTACAGCTAACCAAAACGCCCTTAACCGAGCCCAGGCGGCAGCTGCAAGTGCGGCCCGCTACTCGGGCGGTGGCGGAGGCGGCGGAGGTGGCCGCGTAAGCTATGCACGGGGTGGCGGCGGAGGCGGAAGCCGAGCTATTAACCCGAACGCAGCAGCCCAAGGTATTATTGCAGGCGCTATCCAAAGCGGCCGAGCAATCAGCCCTGCGATATTCCAGCTAGCCCGCGATGCCTACCGAAGCGCGGGCGGCAATACCAGCCAGTTCGCAAGTGACTTCTGGAAGTACGTTCCCCAAAACCAACGTGGCGGCGACGCATGGAAAGCATATTACTACGGATAAGAGAGGAGATATAAATGACTGAAGACGAATGGAAGCAAATATATGGCGGACGATGGAGTCAAGTTCGCGCCGATGAAGAGGGTAACCGCTACGATAACGGGTGGAATCCTGATAGCTCGCTAACCTATGAAGAGGAGCAAAAGCAACAACAGGAACAGAAGCGCCAAGAAGAGGAGAAGAAAAAGAAAGAGGAAGAGGAAAAGAAGAAAAACGACTGGCTCGGTAACGGCCTTAAATGGCTTGGCGATACCGCTAAAGGCGTAGGTGCAGGTATTCAGCAGGGCGCAGGTAAGCTTGCTAGCGCAGTAGTTGACACCGGAGAAGCTGCGGCACTTGCCTCTAACCAGATCGTCAACGCCTTTGACCAAGACACCAACGCAAAAGCCGGTAAAGCTATTATGGACTCCGCTGAAGGTGCTCGTAAATGGATACGTGACCAAAAGGATATTACCGGTAAGAACATTGAGGATACTACTAAAGCTAAAGAGGCTGGTGATCGTATTGGCCAAGGTAAGGGTGATGCTCGTGATTGGGCAACCATTACTGGTGACGCCCTCGATGCGGCTAGTACTGCTACTGGTTTTCTCAACCCTACTCGTTTAGCAGTAGACGGCGCCGAGCTAACCGGTAAAGCATTAGCTGGCCAAATCGCTAAAGAGGTGGCCGCTCAGGGTGGCGCAAACGCTGCACAAGGCTTTCTCCAAGAGTACGGCAAGACGGGTGACATTAATAAGTCCCTCCAAAAGGCTGGCGAGCAAGCTGCCACTGGCGCGATATTCCAGGGTGGCCTCGAAGGTCTCGGCTACGGTATCGGTAAGCTCCGCGGCAAGGGTGTAGAAGACGCAAACTTACGTAATGCCGACGACGCCGTAGAAGCCCCTACAAGCGCTAAAACTAGCGAAGATGGGTTAGATATCAAGTCAGAGGGCGGAACGCCCCAGACAGGCTCTCAAGAGCTCACAGACACTGTTTCTACGCAACCTGAGAGTCGATATGCCGAGCTAAGCAACGAAGAGCTAAATAAGGCTAGCGCGCTAGACCCTCAAAATAAAGAGATCAACGCTGAGCTATACCGCCGGCAGTCAGAAGAGTTAAAAGCGCAGCGTGAAGCTGAATCTCTTAATCGTGAACGTAATCCACTAGACGATATCAACGACGAAGTCAACGGCCCTAAGAGCCCCGAGGAGATCGCCAAGCTTAACCAAGACCTCAAGCCGGGTGAGACGCCTAAAGGCTTAACCGAGCAAGAGAAGATGGCCTATGAGGCAGATCCTGAGTTTCGCAAGCAGGTAGACGAGAAATTGGCCCAAGCTCGTAAAGACTTTGAAAACAATGGCCTGCCTAACGACAGTAAAGGCGCTGAGGAATATCTCAAGAGACTAGACGAAGGTGCTACCGATATTCTCCCTGACACCTTCTACAAGGTGCGCCACGACGTTGAGTCTATTGGTCAAATCCTTGGTGACGAGCAGATGCCGAAAGAGGTACGTAACGCAGCTGTGCAAGCAGCCGACATGGGACGCGAGATCGACGCTAAGCTTGAAAACTTGATGAACGATAACACCTACAACCGGGCACACGCTCAAATGGATGCGGCCTATAAAGAGCGACTCGCAGCTGTTAATGAGATGCCTGGCCCACGTCAGGAGATTGAGCGACAACGCCTAGATGAGCAGTACACTAAAGACCTACAAGAACTGGAGGAGACTCGCGCACGTGACCTTCCTCAAGTGCAAGAGCTTAACGCGATGAAGCAGCGGGTAGATGAGCGGGCTCAAGAGATCGTGGCAGATACCAATGAGCTAATCCATAGCGACCCAAAGACATTCCGCCAAGTAGATGAAACTAAACTAGCCGAGCACCGCCAACTAGCTGAGCAAAACCTTGCAGAGGCTAAAAAATATGACGGCAAGACCACCTACGCACTGCAGGAAGTATCAAAGGCCCAGAACCCGGAAGAATTAAAGATCGCCCTTGAACGCAACGGCGAGACGCTCCGTAAAGAGCTGGCCAACCAGCTAGACGTTAAGGATATTGAACACGCCAAAGAGAGTATCAGCAGGATTTCCGACACTCAGATGGCCTTGGCTCGTATCACCTCCCCAAGCGTCCTGTTTGATAAAGGCGGACTCAACACCGAAAGCGCTGGACTCTTTAGCGAGCTGGTAAACGGTACAGGCCGTGCAGCCGTTGAAGGTGAAGAGATTGCTAAGCGACTAGGCAGCATCAAGAAGGCGCTCGGCTCAGATGGCAAGAAACCTGAGGTACTCGACAATATCGTAGACTACCTAGAAGGTAAGGTTGAACACTTAAATGCCCCCGGTCATGAGCAGGCAGCTAAAGAAATCCGCGGCATGTTGGATGAGGTGAAGCCCTGGCTCAAAGAGAATGGTTACGGAACAGTCAGCGAGTTTTACTTCCCTCATATGCGAGATAACGACCCCAAAGGCTTGGCTAATCTATTTGATGAGAATCAACTAGCTAAAGGTGAGCTTGGTATCGGATCGCTTAAGTCTCGTAAGAAAGGCGGCGAAGAGTACAGTAAGGATGTCTGGAACGTCTTATCCACCTACTTTGACGGTATCAACCGAGCTAAGAACATTGAGCCATCACTCCGCAAGATCGAGAGTGTGAGTACTCAGCTTAAGTTGGCATCAGCAGAGCATAAGAACTTTGAAGCCTACGCCGGATTCCTTGACAACTATATTAACCAGATTAAGGGTAAGAATCAAAGCAATATTGAGAAGGCTTTCGACTCTCAGTTTGGCCATAATGCGCTTAAGAAATCAACCGGTGCTATCCGGGCGGTGAATGCAATGGCTACGCTTGGGCTATCTCCGCTTACTGCATTACGCCAGATGACCCAGGAGATTGCTACAGTTGCTAACCTCAACCCCAAATGGGCAGGTGTCGGCATGGTGAACGGTGCACGGATGCTCGCAAGCAAGGAAGGTCGCAAAGAGCTTAAACTCTCCGGCGTCCTTGACGAGGGGACTGGCCTTAAAGACCTTAAGGGTTTGACTCAAAGCAAGGCCGGCAAAGCGTTTGATAAAGTATCGGACGGGCTCATGTCGATGGTGTCTACAATGGACAACATCATGCGCGCCCAAGCCTACGCCGGCGCTAAAGCCAAAGGTCTCAAGCTCAACGGTACTAAGTGGGAACGATGGGCTAACGAGGCAGGGTTAACCGGCCAAGCGGCCCAAGACTTCGTGCAGAAGAAAGCAATGGAGTACGGCACTAAGGCAACAGTTGATACTCAGTTCATCACTAGTAAGGTAGATGCGCCTGCAGCCTTTAACGGGCCCGGTATGCGTACCCTTACCCAGCTGGCGACCTTTGATGGCAAGCAAGCTGGCTTCCTTATTCGTATGGGTCTCAAGCCTATTAAGGACGTGAAGAACGGCGACTATCGACTAGCTGCTAACGATATGGGCAAACTTGTTGCAATGGGCGCTACCGCATGGGGTGTGCAGGCAACCCTCGGCCAATTCATCGGCATGAAGGAGACTGACCATATCCCATTCTACGACCAAATCCAGGCCTGGACAAATATCGAAGGCAAGGACGAGAAGGGCTTTGAGCGAGACCAAAAGAATAAATTCCGCCGCTCACCTGCAATGACTCTTCTATTCGGCGATGGCGCAAAGAACCCCGGACTTCTCGGCGCACTGGCTAAGAAGGACAAAGGCGAAGGCGTAAAAGAGTTTTGGGATAAGAACTGGCAGCTTATAGTACCGGCAGGCACGCAAGCTAAGCGTACAACTGAAGGTATTAAATCAGTTGAGGAGGGTGTTGTTAAAAACGATAAAGGCAATACCCGCTTTGTGCAAAACCAAGACCAAGGCAATGCCCTTAAGGCCGCAATCCTCGGTAAGTACACTACTGAGAATGGCCAGAAATGGCTTAAAGAGGGTAGCTTCAGCGCGGTTAAAGAGTCTCAGCAACAAAAGATTGAGAGCCTGGACTCATCAAAGGCCCGCGAACAGGCTACCGAGTACTTCCAGCGCACCAATAAGATACCTAGCCGTAAAGAGGCTTACGACAACGCCAAACAGGCGCTCCAGGAAGGTAGCCGTAATAGAGCCCAGTCCATTATCAGCGAGTATAATAGCAAGGTGAGGGGGGCTTACGACGGCTTTGAGTTAACAAGCGAACAACGGAAGGCAGCAGCTCAGCGCGAAATACAACTAAACCGAGTCGTCAAGTCCTCTAAACAAAAACATAAGCAAAAATCTGGATGGTAGAATTGTGGCAGAAAATGAAACAATGAACCGGTGGGAGGTCAAAGAAGCCATTCAGCAGGCCATAGACCTCCACGAAACCCGCAAAGCTGCGACATATGTCCCGGTCTACGCACTCGACCTATACAAGAAAGACATTGAGGCCCGAGTAAAAGACCTAGAGGATGATGCAGCCGAAGCGAGAGATAGAAACCGTTGGCTATTCCGCCTGGTGGTAGGTGCGGTGATTACATCGTTTATACCGATACTCATCGCCCTGCTCAGTCGCGGCAGTGGAGGGTTGCTGAGATGACCATTATTAAGTCGACAATAAGCTGGCTTCAACGAGATAAACTGTTAAAGATATTGTCTTTAATGATGGTACTTAGTCTAGCCTTTAGTGGCTATACTCTCTTTAAGAGCTTGACTCTCCAGCCGGGCCAATCGGTGACTATCTCGGGTGGAACAAAAGTAGAAAAACCAGTAACTAGCATCACTAGTGCCCAGGTTGACAAAAACGGTGATCTCGTCGTCTATTACTCAAGCGGCGAGTCCCGTAATGTCGGCCAAGTCCTAGGGTCTAATGGTAGGGACGGGAGAACCCCCTCAAATAGTGAGATACAAGTAGCGGTTAAAGCTTACTGTTCAACTAATAGATGTTCCGAATCCCCCACTAGCGCCCAAGTAATGACGGCAGTGGCTAGTTATTGTGATGGTAGTAAATGTAAGGGCACAGATGGCAAGAGTGCGAGCGATGATCAAGTTGCACTAGCTGTTGCTAAATACTGTGCAAGTGGTAAGTGTAAGGGTGATACCGGCGCAGCTGGTGCTGATGGCGCGAACGGTACTAATGGAGTAAACGGCCAAAACGGCGCGGACGGTAAAAGCCCTATGCTTAACTGTGTAAATATAAAAGACAGCTCGGGTAATCAAACATCTTGGGTGGCATGGAAATACGACGGAGAGGATAATTCCGCTTACCGGCGCATGTACAAGATAGCTGGAGACTCGACTTGCATTAACATCTAGGAGAATGAATGGCACTAGCAGCTAATGCTCAAGATTGGGCAAGCCAGCGTATCGGGATTTTCTTCCCAGCTGGAGAATCAGACAATAGCCAAGGCTATTTAACCGGGCAATGCGTGAGCCTCATTAAGTGGTTCCTCGCTGAGATGTGCGAAAAGGTGGAAGCTCCGTTTGCCGCTCGTGGTCATGCAAAAGACTTTGGCGAAGCACTTGTAGCGCAAGGCATTGCTGACCGGGTAGGTGACCTTAAGCGGGGCGACATCATTGTATGGCCCTACGATGGTGGTGGTTACGGCCATATCGGGGTTTACATGGGTGACGGTACTGTATTCGAGGAGAACGTAGCCGCGAGTGGCCAGCGCACTGCTAACTTTGGCGCAGGTATTGTATATGCCGCTGACGTTGATCCATTAAACGCGGGTTGGCGTGTAGGTGGGTATAATATCTATCGTGTCCGTACTTATGTAGAAAACATCGTAGCTCAGCGTGATCGTAGTGATGAAATCAACTTCCTTAATGGTTTGTATCGCCAAATCCTTGACCGTAACGTTGACGAGGGCGCTATTGCCCACTACCTTAAGCAGATTGACAATGGGTGGAATTGGGAGCAAATTAAGCAAGATCTTCTCGCCTCAGCCGAAGGACAGCAAGTACAAGCTCGGCGTGTAGAAGAGGCAAAAGCTAAAGCTCGTGAATTACAGGCAGCATTTGACAGTGAGACTAACGAGATTAAGCGTCTTTATAAAGAGACCCTAGAGCGTGACGCAGATGAAGGCGGTATCGAACACTATCGTAGCCAAATCCGCAATGGCTGGAACTGGCAGATGGTGGCAGACGACCTGCGACAAAGCGATGAATATAAAGAGCTGCAGCGCATTAAGAACACGCCGACTCCCGAGACTCAACACGTAGAAGATCGGGCGGCTGCAGAGCCTACACCCGAGCCAGAGGTCGAGCCAGAAACGTCTTCAGAGGCCACTGAGAAGCCTCATGATGCGCTTAAAGACGAAGATAGTACAACTATACTAAAAGATATTAGAAACCTCTTACAGAGCCTTCTAGAGGCCTTTAAGAGTATTTTTAAGAAGGATTAATCATGGAAGCATTGAACCTATTTATTATCCCTGCAATTGTTAAGGCATTTGACATGCTGAATAAGAAAGAATGGGGTGGGCTTGGTAAGCTCATCCTCGCAGTTGCCACCGGCGCGGCTGCTGGGTATCTCGGCTTTCAAGGTCTCGATATCTATAGTGGTATCGCACTTGGTCTACAATCGGCAGGTATTGTAACTGTCGCAGCTAAGGCCAGCAACAAATAAAAGAAGCCCCCAATAACTGGGGGCTTTCTTTATTCTGCATCTCTTTTAAAGATGGCGAGGCCAAGCAAGTGCTTCTGGTACTCGTCCAATGCTTTACGCTCAGCGATAAGTAGTTGCTCTTTATTAGAGAGTAATACGTGTTGGCGGGCAAGCTCAACCGAGTCGGCGTTTGATTCTTCTAACACTTCAACTCGGGCCTTGCACCACTTGAGTTGCTCAACCAACTTAGCGTTGTCTATTTCAAGGTTTTTAATCCTGTTCCTCAGCGCCTTGTCGATTACGTTTTTCAAAATATTCATCTGCAATCTCCTCGATGCGTTCGTTACTAATATACTCAGTCATTGAAGCCTGCCACTAATGTCGGACATTTAAACTTTGTCGCGTCATTAAAGTTATCTACGATAGCGTACTTAAGGTCGGTTTCTTTTGGCACTTCCCTCGCCCAGTAATCGATAGGATCCTCTCCGTAGTGTTGACGCACTTCGTCGTATGGGAATCCCCGCTCATCTAGGTCTTTAATAACGCTGCCGTCTGGACCGTCGTCTACGTTGTATACAGATACCCGGTAGTCATGCGCCATCAACATCGCCGCGATATGTTCAACCGCCGGGTTGGTTGTTGTTCGATAATCGATTAATACAGTTTCCATGTCCTACTCGCAGCCATCACAGATAAACGCATTGGCGGGGTCTACAATCTCACCATTTACTACGCGTCGCTCTTTATTATTAGTTTCAAAATGTTGTTGCGCCTCCTCAATAATCTTAAGCTTCTCCTCGAGGGTTGTAGCTTCTTCCAGGCGCCTAGTCAAATCTTGTTTATAGGTCATTTAATCGATCTCCTACTAGTTTAGCGTATCCTGCAATATCGATATAGCTATCTGCGTAATAAGGATCACCGTTAACAATGCGGCCAAGCTTATGGGCAATCATCTCCAGCGTTTCCTTAATATCATCATCAAGCGTTGCGACGTCTACGTTGCCATTACGCTGCAACGCACCGTACAGAATTGCCTTAATTGATTGGCTAACCTCGGCATGGCCTGGATAGTCTCCGTAACGCTTACCTCGCTCAGCTGTTACTTCATCAATACTCGTCATAGCGTCTCCCTTACATCTGCTACTGCTTGCTCATATGGTTCACCGCCAATAATGACAGCGACAATTGCTAATGTGATCATCGCCCCGTAGGCGAGAAACGCCAATGCTGCAACGGGGAATGCAAGAATAACGCGTACGTATTCGAGTAATGTTTTCAAAAAGCTCATAAAAAGAAATCCTCTTGTTTAAATTGCTCCATCGGGTCGGGTTCTGCACCTTTCATGAAATAGTCTAGCTCGTATCCTAGTTGTTTTTCTATCTTGTCTCGACAGGTTGGGCATATAGTCCAATCGTAGTCCCAGCTTATAATCCAGTTAGGCGGCAAGAAATCCCGATCCGTTAGCTCCATCTCGCCGCAAACGTAGCACTCTACATCCCGGCTTAAAGGAGCGTCTCTATCGCTATACATTAACCAATCGCCCCTCCTTCTTTACGCTAGCCTCACTTGACCAGCCACCGCAATGCAGGCACTTATAACGCTGTACTCGGCCAGAACGTTTACGGTAGCTGCCATCTTTACGAATATTGTCACTCCCGCATTTAGGGCAAATACCATCAATACCTGTATGGTCACCAATATTGGGGTGGTTTTTAATCCACGGGCGCAGCTTCTTATAGAGTGCTACAGTGACGTCAACATCTCTATTGTTGTACTCAGCCATAAGCTTCCATGACTCTTTGTCATTCTTAATCAGGCAATCGTACCAAAGCTCTTTATAGGTTGTCTCAGTTTTGCCCTCGCCTAGTAAGAGCCTGCCTAAGCTGTCTAGCCGGTTACTGTTAAAGCGTGCAACTGACCGCGCGACCTGCAGTGTATCGATTTGCTTATACGGACTGGGCGGCGTAAGATCATACCGCATAAAGAGCGCATTGATCATCTTATTGTCAAACTTGTTTGAGTTGTGGCCGAGCACGTAATCAGCCTCGTTATATAGATCCCAAATTTTCTTCGCCAACTCCTCTTCGCTCATATCCCTCAGACAGAGATTCTCAGTCTTGCTCGTACCGACCCATTGCCAGCTGATAGACATAACTGTCGGATCGCGCTCAACTTTAATGGCGTTGGTGTTCCAGAGCGAGTAGGCCCAAATAAGGGACGGGCTACAGTTGCCGGTCACTAGAGTCTGCTGCCCTCCCTTGACAATAATCATATGGCTAGGCACTTCAACACAATAAACTGTACCGTCAAAAGCTTTTTCAGAGCGCTGCACACTTCTGATATCTCCAGTGTTCGACTTGCTAATAGATAACTTCCATCCGCCATTATTAGCTACGTAAGTGGCTGTTCTACCGCACAGTGTCGCTACAGACTGGACGAACATTGTATTGTTTAGGTCGTGCGAATTGTAAGACCATTGTGCATCTCTTGTCGACACACTCCCGTCCCATTTTGTAAACTCTTCGAGCATATCCATGCAGGCCCTGTTTAAATCTAGCGAGTCGGACAGCGTTTTGGTTATGCCAGTATCTGTATGAAATCTGAAAATAGTATCGGTCTGCCCCGTCTTGCGCCTGTATGTGTACATCCCGTAAGTTATGCCAGCCTCCGCCAATATCCACTTCATCCGCTCTATCTTTCGCTCCTTGCGAAAAGCCGCCTGCCATAGAGTTGTCACCTTACCGGCCTGCTCTCCTTTACGGCGCTCTCGGACATCAACTATATGTCCGTCGGCCTGAAGCGCGATAGCTAGCCGCTCTCGCGGGGATAGGGTTCTATCTATACCTTTAATCTCGCCCCCAAACATCGTAATATCTGTGCGCGGCGCATTCTGGGCCTCCCATCGCCGTATCCTTCCTCCGCGCTGAGCCCTTGTGACCATTGTGTGTCGAGCTGTAGTCGTGATTGTACCGCGCCGGGTTGTAAAATCGATCATTTTTCCGCTATAGGGCTTCTTGATAACGTTGATAGGCGAGACAAACTCAACAGTGCCGTCCTCGTTATATTGCGCCACGTCTTGCCCCTGATACTCATCAAAGCGGATAAACCCCTCCCGAGTAAGTACTTCTACACCTCCATCAAAACACTCAATGTCTAGGCAAAGTATCTTAGGTAGTGGGTCAAACTCTTGCTGGCTAATCTTCGTCAAATTCTGCACAAAGCTCCTCCAGTTCTACACTTGATAGTCGGCTATTAACTAGCCAAATCTCCGCCCTGTCGGCGGGCTCATACTCCATTATGGGTATATTCATTAACTCTCTCCTTCCTTTATATCCCCGCCCCCCCTTTGCTGGGCTTTTGGTGTTTGTACCGCTCATTTTTTGTCGGGT